ATCGGATGGCCGCTTTTGGATTCAAAATTCAAATTTTGAATTTCTTTTGGAATTTACGACTTTGCCATTTAGGTCCTCAACTATAAATAAGGACCCATTCCCCGATTGCATAGCCAAGTTTGAGAGGACCCGATTGACCAGTCAATATGCCTCAACCAAAAAAATTTTTTATAAATGCCAAGAATTATTTCCTCACTTATCCACAGTGCTCCCTTACTAAAGAAGAGGCACTTTCCCAAATCTCAGCCCTATCAACACCGACTAATAAATTATTCATACGTATTTGCAGGGAACTACACGAAGATGGGTCTCCTCACCTGCATGTCCTCATCCAGTTCGAAGGCAAATTCAAATGCCAAAACAACAGATTCTTCGATCTCACATCCCCAAGCAGGTCAGCACATTTCCATCCGAACATTCAGGGAGCTAAAAGCTCAACAGATGTTAAAGCATACATGGAAAAAGACGGAGACGTGCTTGATCATGGAGTTTTCCAGATCGATGGAAGATCAGCTAGAGGAGGTTGCCAATCTGCCAACGACGCATATGCCGAGGCAATCAATTCAGGGTCCAAAGCAGCGGCCCTCAATATATTAAAGGAGAAGGCTCCTAAAGATTTTGTTTTACAGTTTCATAATTTAAATTCTAATTTAGATAGGATTTTTACTCCTCCAATAGAGGAATATATTTCTCCTTTTTTATCTTCTTCTTTCGATCAAGTTCCAGAGGAACTTGAGGAATGGGCTGCCGAGAATGTCGTCAGTGCCGCTGCGCGGCCATTGAGACCCATGAGTATAGTAATTGAAGGTGATAGTAGAACAGGAAAGACGATGTGGGCAAGATCATTAGGCCCACATAATTATCTCTGTGGTCACCTTGATCTCAGTCCAAAGGTATACAATAATGATGCCTGGTATAACGTCATCGATGACGTCGACCCCCACTATCTAAAGCACTTTAAAGAATTCATGGGGGCCCAAAGGGACTGGCAAAGCAACACTAAATACGGAAAGCCAGTTCAAATTAAAGGCGGAATTCCCACTATCTTCCTCTGCAATCCAGGACCCAACTCTAGCTATAAAGAATTCTTGGATGAAGAGAAAAACTCAGCATTAAAATATTGGGCATTAAAGAATGCGGAATTCATCACCCTCAACAGCCCATTGTACTCAGGTTCCAATCAAAGTGCAACACAGAATAGCCAAGAAGAAACCAGTTCGCAGGAGGAGAGTTGATCTAACGTGCGGGTGCTCATATTACTTAGGCATAGACTGCGCAAATCATGGATTCACGCACAGGGGAATTACTCACTGCAACTCAATGCGAGAGTGGCGTGTATACTTGGACGATCAGAAATCCCCTCTATTTCAAGATAACCAAGCACCACGAGAGACCATTCAACACCAATCAGGACATCATACAGATCCAAATACAGTTCAACCACAACCTGAGGAAAGCGTTGGGAATACACCAGTGTTTTCTAATCTTCCAGATCTGGACTCGCTTACAACCTCAGACTTGGCGTTTCTTAAGAGTATTTAGGGTTCAATGTATGAAATATTTAGATAATTTGGGTGTAATTAGTATTAACAATGTAATTAGAGCATGTGATCATGTATTATGGGATGTATTGGAAAAGACAGAATATGTAAGACAGTCTAATATAATAAAATTCAATCTTTATTAATTCGTCACTGAGTCATAGAAATAACTTCTGACTTTCAAAGTAGCATACACAGGATTAGAGGCATGAGTACATGCCATATACAACAACAAAGCATTTTCAGTATGGTTCTCGTACTTCCCAGCTTCCTGGTGATTGTAAACTACATAATTATTAACACGATAAAACTTTCTAATAATCGCCTGCTCCTTCGCTGCATATTGTCCACCAGTCACCGTTGCCTGGAACCTCCTTAAAACCTGGTAACGATCACGCTGGTCGTTCTTCACAGTAGCAGTGCTGGGTTCATTATCATATACATTAAAGACCTGCTGAAAATCATTAGGCGTTCCAGTAGGACGCCGATCTCTAACTATCCAGAATAAAACGGTGTTAGTGTGGTTCTTAACCTTAATATTTTCATCCATCCAGATCTTGCCAACAAAATAAAGTGATTTGACACAGAAACGCTTGCCAACTCGATGGGTAAGCCCAATACCACGGGTAACGTCGGACAAACATAAGACCTTGCCCATGTGACCAATATCGTTCTTAGCATCAAACGATTGAACCTTACATGGGCCTTCACATCCTCTAGGGACATCTGGACTTCTGTACATCCTGTACATCTTGGGCTTTCTGTTCATGGGCCTGTTCGTCCATGATCTTGCTTTTGTGACGCGGACAGTGGGGGCAGCAGCACGGCTCACATATGGGCTGTCGAAGTTCAGACGGCGACGTACCTTCGAGGCGGGCGTGGAAATGATTATATCTGCTGGTCGCTTCGACATAATTTCTAGCCCTAATAACAGAAATTAAATCCCTAATTAAATCGTGCCCTAATGTGTCAGGCGAATAGGTCTTCTCTACTAACTGCAGATATTTAACTGCTAACATACACCTAAATCCGTGAACGGTTTCGGGAAACTCGTTTACTAATGGATCCCACATGTCTTTAATTGAAAAACGTAGGGACCAAGTATTTATAATGGATTTGAATTAAATAGGCTTTGAGGGAGCGTTTTTATTGGGGGACATATCACATCAGGGGGCCCACTTTAAAAAAATCGCGGCCATCCGGTAATATTA